AATAAGGCTCTTGACCTCATGCAGGAGAACGGCGTTAAGGTGTTTGCTATCGTAAGCAATCAAGGAGGAGTAGAAGCTGGGTTTGTTTCTGGAGCTGATATTGAAGCTAAGATAGAATACGTACTGAGGTCCGTACATGATCTGGCGGTAAAACGTGGCATAAGAGGCGTCCTATATGAAAAAAGGTTGTGTTATTCAAATGACGAACAAAATCCGATGAGGAAGCCTAACACGGGCATGATTGATGATATTCTTATGAAGTGTAAAGACACGGTAATGCGTGGTATGAACTTTAGTCAACTTAAGGGATGTTCGTTGATGGTCGGAGACGCCAGTGGTCTGCCAGGGCAGTTCTCTGATTCGGATAAGGTATGTGCTGAGAATGCCGGTATTGACTATATGGACGTTATCACGTTTGTTGGTAAATAATTTTAGGTAGTTATGTGCAATATTATGAAGGTGAATAAAACGGCGATAGTTTATCATAAATCGGATTTAGATGGCGTTGTGTCGGCAGCCATCGCAACCATGTACGAAAACAGTAAAAACAAGGATGTTATTTATATCCCGTATTCGTATGAAGATGATGTAAAGAAAGTTATTGATAAAGTAGATGAATGTGGGGTTGTTTACGTCCTTGACGTGTCTTTCGGAGCCGATTCTAAAACGATTTTCAAGAAATGGCTTGATGAAGGAAAGAGCCTGATGTGGATAGATCATCACAAGGGGATTATCGAAGATAGTAAGACATGGGGGTTCGTAGTTCCAGGGTTGAGGAGAGTCGGTGTCGGTGCGTGCGCTCTGGCCTCGGACCTGCTGATGGGGAAGGTGCCGGCGATCGTCCGGTGCTTATCAGACTACGATGTGTGGAATAAAGAATCCGGTTTAGGCTGGGATACGGTAGTAGCCGTCCAGTATGCCTTGAGATCAAAAATAAGACTCAATGTGTTAATAGCATTGTCGTATTTGTATGACCATTTTAAAGAAAATATGAAGGACAATGAGGTGGATTTAATTTTCTATGATCTCGCTAAAGAAGGACGTGCTATAATTAACTACATGGCTGGTAAAAACGAACAAGAGGTAAGTGCGTACTCGTTCGAAGCGTACGTTGATGAGGTGAAGGTCGTGGCGATGAATACCACCGAATTTAGTTCTAAAGTATTTGATTCTCTTACACGAGACTGGTTAGACGGTAGAAAAATTAAAGCTCTTATGCCATTTTGTATCATGCCAGGTGGTAAAGTCCGGTTCTCTCTTTATGAATGTGTAGAAGACAGCGTAGATTGCTGTGAGGTAAGTAAGAGATTCGGTGGTGGAGGACATGCTGGTGCTGCTGGATTCGTTATAGACGTATCAAGTGACCAGTTTAAGGACTTCCTTGAAAACCATAAACTTACTTCAATTCAATAAATTAATAAGGTCGTGTTTTAAATAGGATTGGTTTCTATCAATCCTATTTTTTTTGTTGTGTGTGAGGTGGGTGGGTGATGGGAGAGAGGGTAAAAGATGTTTATGTAATGTGGGAGATATGTGAGAAAGAGGTTTATGTTATGAGGGATATGAAAGATGTTTATGTGATGGGAGAGAGGGGGTACCTATCACGAACCTCCCGCCCCCGAAACGCGTTTTCTCCCCCACACCCCCTTCGCTGGAAAACCGGAAACGCGTTTTCACCTCAAACATATAAACTCGCTGATTATCAACAGTTTATTTAAATTATTGATAATCAATGTATTATTATAACATATTGATTATAAGCCACTTAAATAAACATATATCCTACATATTAATGTACGCGTATAGTACTGCTTTTGTGTGTTTTGCAACTTGCTGATAATCAGATAATAGAGTCGAAATTAATACAAGTTAACAAAAAAAAGATAGCATATATATATGTAATACTGAAAAAGGTTGTATATTTGCACCGTATTCAAGCGAGAATATTGGCGTTACATAATGAAGCTATATATATACTCCCGTTGGGTGTATTGTATGGCGATACCTTTTGCCTCTTTGCGTTGTAAAGAGGTGATATATTGAGGTGATATTGTTTAACAAATAAATACATATTGATATGATTACAAAGAAAAATGTTAACAAGCTACAGAACGCTGTTATTAAAGAGAATGCCTCTAACCTGGTGGGTGCTGTAAAGTTGTATAATGCTTTATTTGCAAATGGTGCTGACCTGAAAGCAATTTGTAAGACGTTGGAAATACCAGCCGAATATGCTGTAAAGGTTGCAGCACTCGCAAAGGACAAAAAACGGCTGGTTGCCGTGTGTAGCCAAATGTTGCCTAAAGTGGGTGATACCTTTGTTAAATTTTCTCTATACTCTAAAGTATATAAGGATACCAATGCAGACAAAGAGAAAGGCGTTGAGGCTAAAACGGCTGATTGGTGCGCTGAGAATGTGGTTTACGGTAGCGAATATAAATCATTTGGTTTTACTACTGCCGAATCATTGGAGACCAAAAAAAGCACTAAATGGTTGATAAAAGAAAACGACGAGTATAAAGCTACTTATGTGGCTGTTAAGATCAAATCTTATTCTATTCGCACTGTGGCAAAGTGTGTAAGTGAATACCTCGCACATGAAAGCAACCAGCAGTAACAAGGCACGGAGAGCGCCGTTAAGCTCTCCAAAGGTTTGACGCGTACCGTTAAACGCGCTTGTACGCCGTTGTCAGTGGGTGCACGTCCCGCGTATGCTTTAGACTGAAGCTGACAAAACAGAGAGTTATTTTACATATTGGAGATAGATATACCGTTGCCCTTGCCGTTGGCAATTAAAGGGCTGGTATTACTGCATGAATCACCCGAATAGGCGTAATTCATGTTAGGTATGTGATTACAGTTTGGAAAACATGCCGTTGTATGAGGTTTATCTCCAGATCGAAACGTGTCTTACTTGCTTACACGAAAAAATAGAACAAGGCTGTAGATTAAATTACAGGGTACAAGCATGTAGCCTACCATGTAGGGACGTGCCGTATCAAAACGCAAGGACACAATCGCCTTTATTTGTGGCTAAGTTGTGTAGCAGACGGAAAATATAATAACAACATAGTACGGGCCTGTACGCAAGAACTACGTACTAATTACGGGCTGTTGGTTGTAGCATAAAATTCGTATAGAATAGGAATGCGTGTTCGGTTCGATTCCGGAGCAACCTCTAAATTATAAACAATATAATAACATGGGAAAGAAAGCAATGATCAACGCTTTAACTGAAGCGTTCAATAAATCTAAAAACAGTTGCGTAAAAATAACATTGCGTAACTATATCGAGACGGTGGAAACATTGAGCGAAAGTGAGTACAAAGAGGCGGAAGGTTTCTATATTGAAGCACTTAACCGCTGGGGTTAATCATAATTAAAGCATAAAGAAAATGGAAAGGAAATTTAAATCTCACATGGTAGACGTTCGCGGTCTGTCCAGGAAAGAAGCTAAAGAAAAGCGGAAAAGAGCGTATCGGGAATTTATGTTGTATCGTGATCTTAAAGAAGCGTATCATGCCGATACAGGAAAGGATAAATGTAAGCGTAAAGTTCATACATCACGAACATACGTCAAGGAAAACATAAACAGTATTTAAATAGGAATAGGGTTGTTCCGAATATCGGAGCAGCCCTATTTTCGTATCCTACTCTTTCTATTTACGGGTAGGATATTCTGAGAGTGAACGGCGGACGTGGACAAAATTGGTCTAAAACGAAACAAAAATAAGGCCATTCGGATATAATGCCGGTATTTTGTCTATATCATGTCGTTAAAATTGGTCTAAAACGAAACTTGAGGCGGTTTTCTGACCCAAAATAGGGTGTCGGATGCCGCCTTTTTCGTCTCTATGGATTGAAAATTAGGCTTATTGTATTTTTCTCAAAAATGAGGTATGCTTGATTATCAATTAGTTAGGTTTTATAATACCCGTATTTTCGGATATACTTATTGTATTTTTTTTTATTTTATGTGGTGGTTTTTATTAGTAGCTGACTTGTATTTTCTGTCGGTTGGTATTCGTTCTATGTTGGAGTACGGACCGGATCAGTATAATATTGTAATGGTCTTTTGCTTTTCCTTATTGGCTTTGATTATAGGCTTAAATATCTATCTTGATAGGAGGAGCAGGCGGTAGGGCGTGGGCTGAAGACTCTCTATTCTCTCTATGGAATGATATTATCTCTAAACACCCCACACTTCATGCCAGAGTATAAGCTTGTAGCGCTCTCCGTATGCCGGTAGTGAGGCGGTAGGGCGTGGGTTCTATGCGGAAAGCCGGAGGATCAGCGGGAGTTGGAGAGGGGGAGAGGGAGGGCACTCCCTACCAACAAAATTCAATAGATAAGCGTTTTAAAACAACATTATGTAGGGTTTTCCCACAAAATTAAGGATTACAGTGCTTTAAAACAGCATAATGTGAGTTTATTCTACAAAATTCAATAGGTTGAGAGTTGAAAACTATATTCTATAGATTAGTGGTAATCGGAATGTTTAACAATTAAAATATGGATGGTATGAACGTATATGATTTTGCACCCGATTTAGATTTGAGTAAAGAAGTAGAAGGTTCTATTTTTGGGGTGAAAGGAATAGAAGGCAGTGATGGTATAGTATATGCTAAGGTAGTTAGCTGTGTAGACGTTAAGGATTACGGTTGTGAGAGGTGTATTTTTTATGATTGTTATAAGGATAAATGTTTGTTATCACATAGCGATAGTTGTGTAGATGGAGACTGGCTTTGTAGGTACGAACAGGCTGCCATAGAGGGGGAGTAGGCGGCGCCTTGGGTTAAGGCCTGCGGTTGTAGGTGGAGCGTAGGCCAGGGCAGAGCCGGAACAGTTTATTGTGGAACGTGAAAAGAACAGATAAAAAAAGGAGGAGATATGAAAAAGATATTTAAGACATTCTCTGTTATGCTTGTCATAGAAATAGTGTTGATAGCTATTTTAGATGCTATGGCGTAAGTGAGGGAGATTTTCTTCATTAATTTTCTTATGCTTTAGACAGAATGCTACCGTCTGCGAAGATCGTAGCATTTGCTTTATGGGATTCATGGTGCGGTAGGTCGGTTCGATTCCGGCGATCTCACACAACATTAAAAACAAAGGAGGAAAGAAAATGAAAGATGGCATTAAATTGCATCCAGAACACGGATTGAATCCGTCTATAGAAGTCTGCATGATATGTGGCGAAGAGATGGGGATTGCTTTATTAGGGAATAATATCAAAGGGCAGGCACCGCATCATATATGCACGGGCGGAGTATGTGACAATTGCAAAAAGATAATAG